TTTAGTTAGGTAACCTCCCCCTGCAGAAGACAAATTCAACAGGAGGAGGCACCATTAGTTATTACTTACTTAGCATTATACCGTTGAGACAGCAGGCCCATCAAAAGCAGCAGCAGCATTAGCAAGACCAGATTCTCTGCTTACCATGCACCACCCTATAATGATACCATCTTCATCTGCAGCATTTACAAATGAAACTGCATCGCCTACAGAAGCAAACGTTACTGTGTTACCAACTGCAGCTACATTAGCAACAGTTAAAACAGCATCACCACCATCTTTTACCATGATGATATGTTTTACAGCTCCTTTAACTGTTGAAGCAGCTAAAGTTACAGCAACTGCACCACCAGTTGTATCTAGAAAAGTTACTGGTTTAACAATACTACATGCGCCAGCACCAGTTAAGGTTTCCGTTTCAAGAACGTTATTAGCTATTTTAGTATCAGCTTTATTTTGTCCATACATTGGATTAGCCATTATTTAACTCCTTTCTATAACCAAACAGCGTGAGCTTCAGGCATAGACCATTCCATACCAGCTTCTGTTAGGATTAAATCAACTCTACGGTCAATACCTGAGTTTTCAAGTGTTTGCACACCTACATAAACTGAAGTATCTCTGTTGATACCGTTTCCTACAAGAGGACGATACGCGCAATGCTTCATATCAATACCAAGCATTTTAATGTTAGTTCCATCTAAGTGTATATTTCTTGCTACGTTCATATCACCATAAGGTGTTGAGAATGTAGTAATATCTATACCTAAGACTTTTTTCTTACCAGTCATAGCAAAATCAGCTGTGTACATAGCGCCTCTATTATCAGTAGCATTACCTAATGATAAATTGTTAAGCATGTATCCACCTAATTTATGCATCCAGTTATAAACTGCAGTACTTACAAAAAATACATTTGCAGAACCTGAGTTATATCTAGGGTCTAAGTAGTTAGACATGTCATCTAAGAAATCATCAGCAGATTTTGTTGCTGTATCTAAACTAAATTGGTTACCATATGTTAAGATATAATCAACAGCACCTTGTGTTGTGTTATATGTTTCATTTTGAGAACCAAATAATAAAGATGTTTCAATGTCAAACTTATGTTCAATCAGTTTTTCTTTCCATATTCTAGCCCATTCACTTGAGTCATACTTTAGAGATGTTGCTCTAGCAGTATTAGTCATAGCACATGAAGTTTTGAATATTTGAGTAATACCATACTGACTTGAGTAAGGTTGGTCTTTCCATGTTTCAGGATAACCTTCACCTTCACCATGAGCAGTACCAATAACATAAGAACGCTTACCTTCTAGTGTATCAGATATTGATACGTCAGCAACTACTTCATCACCAGCAACTTCACTACCAGGAGAAAAGTTATTTGTATGGAAAGATGCTAATTCATTTTTTCCACTTTCAAATTTAACAACAACTCCATCTATTTTTGCACATTCTTTTGCAGGAGTATCTTTTGTTAAACCTTTTGTAACGCCAGTTACTTTAACAATGTGATAACCTGTAGGTGCACCTGCACCACCTGCTGTAGAAGTTGTTGGTATTTTAACTAACTGACCAGGTAGGAAAAATTCAGGAGATGTTCCTGCTCCTCCAACTAGTACATCAGTCCCAGTGTTTCCATATATGTTTTGAAGATTACCTTGATATTTGTAATCAGTTGCCATGTAAAGTGATACATTTTGTCCAGTTGCTGAAACTGCAGCAGCTGCATCAGATTGGTCTAATTCAGCATCACCAAATTCATCAGCACCATTACTAATAAATCCCATTACGTAAGCATATCTTTTGTGATACGAACTTCTTTTTTCAGTAAATTTGAAAGAAGGGTCGTCCGTAGGTTTTTTTGCTACTTTTGAAACAAATCGAAAAAACGGGTCTTGAGGGATAGAAAGTTCTGATACTTTGTCGCCAAAGTTAAACTTTCTTCTTAAGTCCCCAGTATCTACGTTACTTAATGATGAACCTGGTCCTTCAGAAAGAACGCCTGAACCGCCTAATTCCGATAGATTTACAAAGTCATTTAAAGCCATTTTTGACTCCTATTCTGTATTTCTACGTTAAGTCTGGCTTATATTAATTTAGCCAAACATGTTATCTAGGTCATTATCTAATCCTAATATTGCATCAAATACGTCATTATCTGGATTAGTTTGGTTAGGGGTAGCATTTACGCTACCTTGACTAGTAGGAATGTCTCGAACGTTCTTCATTTGATTTAGCATATCAGCTTTAGTAGCAGAAGCTACATTTTCAGCTGTTTTACCTTGATTCATAAGAGTATACATTTCATCAAAAGTTAATCTACGACTTCCAAAGTGGGTTTTAGCCTGCTCTGCAAATCCTACAAAATCTTCTTTTGTCATGTTGTATCTTTCACGAAATTTTTCAGCTTCATTATGAGCTTCAAGTTTTTGTTGCATAGCAACAGATTTTTGTTTTTCACCATCTAAGATTTCATTTGCTCTTTTTTGAACTATTCCATCTACCATAGTATTAAACACTTTTCGTGAATCAGAATCTGGGTTTTTAACCATATCATCTGGGTCAAACTGAAAATCTTCATCCAGTTTTAAACGTTCTTGAACATTGTTAGGCACAGCTCCACCATTATCAAAATAGTCTCGCACATGACTTACTAGTCCGCTATCCCTTTTCATCGCATTAAGAACTGGAACGAAAGGTTGGAGTTCATTTAACTCGGCTTTCATTCTTTGTGCTTCACGACTTGAGTCACTATATCTTTTCTTCATTTGTTCTAACTCAGAATTAATATTCTGGGACATGCTCTGTTCATCATTAGCTACAGTAGTGTTGGGGTCAGTTGCCTGAGTTGCCTCAACTTTAGTTTCAGATGTGTTATCTTCTGCAATAGCACCATTGACATTATTCTCAAGTGCTTCGAAAAAAGACTCTGAGGAGCCAAACACTGCTTTTTCAACAGCTTCTGGGTTACCTGGATTTGTACTTTTCTCATTCATATGGATATTTCCTCCAATTTTTTGTATGTAATTTATTTATCTTCTTGTTTATTTTGCAAGGCATTTTTTTCTAAACCTCTTTTTGCTTCTTCTAATGCAACGTCTGCCTTACGTTTTTGAAACGTTGTCTCTTGTCTTAATGCATTACGTTCAGCTGTTTGTTGAGCCTTAGTATCATTAATTTGTTTTTGACGAGTAGATTCATCTTGCAATCTATTTTTATTATCTTCCATCTCGCCTTGTCTAATTTTATCTTTTATCCCTGCTTGAACCAACTGCCTACTAAGAGTTTCAATTGTTCCTTCTTTATCTTGAACAGATTCTTGTAAGCTTCCAATTTGGCTTTGCAATTGTGAATATAATGATTTTCTTTGTACAATTTTTTCTTTATTTCTAATATCTGTTTCTGCAAGTACTGCAACATCATCTACAACTCCCATCTTCATTAGTTCTTTTAATTCTTCTAAGTAAGCCCATCTATTAACTGGTAATGTTGAACCAGCTACAACTCTAACATCAAATTTAGCAGTAGCATAATCATTATGTTTTGAAACAACCTTACCAAAACTATTATAAACAGGTATATTTATTTCTACTTGTTTTTCTGGTGTAATACCATTAGGTTCTACAATTCTAAAAACTTTATTAGCTGTGTAAATAAATTGACTCATTTGTTTTACAACTTGACCTAATTGTTTTAATCCTGGCTCAATAGAAGTTCTAAGCCAATATTTAATTCTTCTTGTTCCATATTCATCCATTGCTAACATACCTCTGTATGGCATTTCTGAACTGGCATTTGTGTCTCCTTGCATTGCACTATAAATACCTGCAAGATACTCCATGTCTCCTTTACCTTGTTGGACTAATCCGAAGAAAGCGTTGTTTAATTGAAAAGGTGTGACTGGGGTGGGAGGGTTAAACCCTTGTCTGATAGGAAGTAAAGCGCCTGGAGCACTTGCAAATCTTTCCCAATAATCCGTATCTACAGAACCTTCTTCATACATCCATCTTAAACTACTTCCTAATGATGCATTATGTACCATCAATTGGTGAGCTTTATTTAATTCTCTTTGCTTACCTATAAGAGGAGAAACTGCTGAAATTGGAAATGGTGTACCTGTCCATTTATAATGAAATGGTACTAATGGGTAGTCTTCTAAAGGAAGATATTTTTCATACAAACATTTGTCTCCAATTACACAAGTTAATTTAATTTGTGTTTTATAAAATTTAATAGCATCTATAAGATTTTCAGCAAAGTCTTCATTTTCCATTAATAACTTAAATTCTTTTTCAGTTATAACTTTATTTGCTGTCTTAGATTCTTCTTGCTGCATTTTATTTTGTATTGACATTCTAGCTTCTTCTAACTGTCTTGTCATTTTATCAGTCATTTTTTTAATTTCAAGATTATATCTTTCTTGTAGAATCTCACCTGCTTCTAATTGCTCTAACATCTCATTATCTTTTTCTTTTAAAACAACTTCTAATTCTTCTTTCATTTGAGATATTTGTATTTTTGCACTTGTTGTTATTTGTTTCATTTGCAATTCATTAGGAGGTATTTTATAAAATATATTCATCCAAGGCATTTTTTCTTTTTCATACAATTCGTAAAACTCAATAGGCATATCTTGTTCTTTGTCTTCTATAATCCTATCTTTAATTATATCTTTGTAATGGAAATCTTTTTGGTCTGTATCAAAAGCTTTTTCTGTATATGCATACTCATTAGTTTCACTTGCACTTGCATTCATGATAACTCGTTTTTTATCTGGAAACTCATTAATTAAATGAGACTTAGGTAGTATTTTTCTAATCATTATGTAATCTGCATCTCTAAACAATATATCTCTAGATTTATGGTCAACATAAATATCAAAAGGTTCAGGCTGTTCTATTTTTACTTCACCCATACCTTGGTCAGCATCTTTATCTACAGTTACTAACATGTAACCTACAGATTTAGTTACTGCATCATTAACAACATTAGCAAACAAAGATTCACCATTAGAGTTATACCATATATAATCAGATATATCAGAAAATACTGCTGCAACATCTGTATCAGTACCATCAGCACCTACAGCTTGCCATCTTGGTCTATTTGCTGTAGCATAAAAATTTAACATTTCTACAACAGGTATAATTCTGTTAATAGTAAATGTAGGCATACCTTGGTCTTCAAGTGTAGCTTTTTCTTCAGCGCTTATTTGATTATCATGAGCAAAGTCGTAACCTTTTTGGTTTATTCTTTCCCATTGTATTCTTGAAGCAGTGTTTGTATCTTCAAAAAGTCTTTTAATTCTCAGTGCTTTTTTGTCTGTTTTCTTTGCCATTGTTATTTTTTTTATCCTCTTTTTTTGGACTTAAATCTTTAAGTTTAATTATATCCATATTAAGCCACATACCAATGCTTAGGCGCTGGTATATTTTTATACCAAGTCTTATCTTTTTTATTTTCTTTTATACCTTGAGGCGGACTCGCGTATTTACATGCATATGCTAATGCATCTATAGTATCATCGTGAGCCATCCTAGGTCCAAATGTAATGATTTCGTGAAATAAATCATAATGTTCTTTTTTCAAATGTATTTGTCCTATTGAAAATCTTTGCGCTAATACTTCTTGTATTCTATCTCTTTTAGATAATCTTGTTCCAGGCTTTTCTTCTTTAAAACCTACCGTAAAATCATTTCGCCTTCTCATTTCTGCTCTCAATGCTTGAAATATAGGTTTAGACATAGCTGTATCTTCTATTGTAAATAAAGAAGGGTGATATGTATTACTTATTTCAAATATGTAATCTACTATTCCTCTTTTACCTTCTCCTGGAATACCTAAAACAGGTAAACTTCTTTTTCTTATATAATCTAAAACATAAATGTTATTATGCAAATCAACTGCAATAGTTAATAACACACTATAATCCGCATCTCTTCTAGCACTATCTGTAGCAGGGTCAACCCCAACAAATGTTTTTACTGGAGACATTTCTCCATTTTGTATTATATAAGATACTCCAGAATCGTCATGCATAAATGTGCCTTCCCATTCTTTTATATGATTTCTTGTAAACATAGAATCATCTTCACTTTGTACTTCCATCATATATTCTTGATAAAACTTTTGTGGCTGTCCTGAATCTGCATAAAACTTTTTCTTTCTATCCATTTCTTTAGGAGGGAACCAACTATTCCATAACATATTACCTTTTTTATCTATTGCTTTTTTAAGAATAACTTTCCAACTAAAGTCTTCATCTTTTTCAATGCTTCTTTCATAATTAACAATAAGATTATTAATAAAAGAATCGAAATGCACAGGAGTACCATTAATACGTAACCTACCAGTATGAGGCTCAAGAGCAGGGAATACCACAGCAGTAATAAGGTTTGAATTTTTTGCTCTAGCTTCAGACGTAATTGTATTGTTCTCATCTTCAAAATCATCCAATATGACAAGGTCATATCTTTTATGTAATTTTGCGCCCCCACGAATCCCAGAGATATTAGATTTAGATATAAGTTTACAACCATTAGTAGTTTCCACATCTGTTTCTGTCCATTTCTTTCCTTTTAAATTACCAAAATAATATTGAATCCTTTCATTAAACTCTAAATGATATTTAATGTAATCCATA